CGCAATTTAAAGACCAAGTTCTCCGAGGCGAAATACCTGTAAACAAAGAAGTTTCTCAAGAAATGAATAGGATTGACGATCTAATTGACAATCCAAACATTTACTATGATGACTTAGCAGTTAATGGTTTTATTAAGTATTGCGAAACTGAACTAACACTCACTGATGGTAGCGATTTACATTTATTAGATACATTCAAAGTTTGGGCTGAACAACTGTTTGGCTGGTATTACTTTGTTGAAAGAAGCGTGTATCAACCAGGAGCAAATGGTCGTCCTGGATCTTATGTAAAAAAGATGGTTAAGAAAAGGCTTACTACGAAGCAATATTTAATTGTTGCTCGAGGCGCAGCCAAGTCAATGTACGCAATGTGCATCCAAAGCTATTTTTTAAATGTAGATACATCCACAACGCACCAAATAACTACAGCGCCAACTATGAAACAAGCCGACGAAGTGATGTCCCCGCTTAGGACTAGTATCATTAGGGCAAGAGGTCCTTTATTTAAATTCTTGACTGAGGGTTCTATTCAAAACACAACGGGATCTAGGGCTGATAGAGTTAAATTAGCTTCAACTAAAAAAGGCGTTGAGAATATTTTGACTGGCTCGTTACTTGAGGTTCGTCCAATGTCAATCAACAAACTACAGGGCCTTCGCCCAAAAGTTTCAACAATTGACGAATGGCTTTCCGGTGATATTCGAGAAGATGTTGTTGGCGCAATTGAACAGGGAGCATCAAAGCTTGACGATTATTTGATTGTTGCTATTAGTTCTGAAGGAACTATTCGAAATGGATCTGGCGACACAATTAAGATGGAACTGGCAACCATATTACGCGGAGAGTATCAAGCGCCTCACGTTTCTATTTGGCATTATAAATTAGATGCAGTAGAAGAAGTAGCTGATCCAGCAACTTGGTTAAAAGCAAACCCAAATCTTGGCAAAACTGTAACCTATGATGTGTATCACCTAGATGTTGAGCGTGCAGAAAAAGCACCAGCATCTCGTAATGATATTCTGGCCAAACGGTTTGGTATACCAATGGAAGGTTATACATATTTCTTTACGTATGAAGAAACGTTACCACATAGGCCACGAGAGTTTTGGGGTATGCCCTGCGCATTAGGAGCCGACCTTTCACAAGGTGATGACTTCTGTGCATTTACATTTTTGTTCCCACTATCTAATGGGTCATTTGGTATAAAAACAAGAAGCTATATTTCATCTTTAACTCTAATGAGACTTCCTGGCGCAATGCGTATGAAGTATGAAAACTTTATTTCAGAAGACAGTCTGCATGTACTTGACGGTACAGTATTAGACATGATGCAAGTGTATGATGATCTTGAGATGTTTATTCAAAGGTCGGAGTATGATATTAGATGTTTTGGTTTTGACCCATACAACGCAAAAGAATTTGTTGCTAGGTGGGAAACTGAGAATGGTCCTTATGGTATAGAAAAAGTTATACAAGGAGCTAAAACAGAATCAGTACCGTTGGGAGAATTGAAGATTATGAGCGAACAACGAATGTTGATATTTGACCAAGACCTAATGACTTTTGCTATGGGTAATGCAGTTACTTTAGAAGATACAAATGGAAACCGAAAACTTCTTAAAAAAAGAAAAGAAGAAAAAATCGACAATGTTTCAGCAATGCTCGATGCGTATGTTGCATACAAATCCCACAAAGAAACATTTGAATAGTGTTTAGAATGGAGCATGTATGTCTGGTAATAAAATTACACGTCAGTTAAATATTGTGTCGCAACCAATAGTAAACTCAAATTTGTTTATTGAGGATGTTACATTTGTAGGGGCAAATAGCGGAAACTTATCGCCTCTTATGTTTGTTGCTGGCACAATTACTACGTTAGCATCAACAGCAACAAAAACAGTAAATATTCCAGAACCACCGACAGGTACACTTGTTGTATTAACATTTACACATGGAAATACAGTAGCAAATACAACTGTTTCTTTTAATGGTGGTACAGCTCGTCCAATTTATATAGGTGGGGAGCCAGCAATTGTTGTTGATTTTAGTTTGTTAGCTAATTCAGTTGTGATGTGTTGGTTTGATGGAACAAAACTGCATCTCTCAGGAATGCAGTAAAAATATAGTTTATATAATATAACTTGTACAAAAAGATACTTGAATAATATCTTACCTTGAAAGGACTCATTATGAGCGGAAATAAAGTTACTCAGCAGTTAGTTGTCCAGTCGCAACCTATTGTAAACCCTAATTTATTCCAAGTTGATACGGCGTTTTTTACACCATCTGGTCAAAATATTCAGCCTGGAGTCATTCCAGTAACAACTGGCACTGGAGCCACTGTATTGGCTAAAACTACTACTACCCCGGAGCCTCCTGCTGGTAGTGTAATTGCACTCATTCTTACAAACGGGCATAACACAACTGCAGGACAGCCTACGCTTTCTTTTAGTGGCGGTACTGCTCGTCTTATTAACTGCGCCGGTGCGCCATCAACTCTTGCCAAGTTTACTATCGGCGCAAATGGAGTTGTTTTTCTTTATTTTGATGGAACGGTTTTGCATCAGTCCGGTCCGATGGCCTAACCATATTTAGGTCTAAGGAGTTTATATGGAGAATATTGGAAATGTTTTAGTAAGTGATATTTTAGCTCACTCAGGCGTAAAAGGAATGAGGTGGGGCGTTGTAAAAGCCGCTAAGTCAACTCCTAAATCGCAAGCAAGAACTGATAGAAAAATTATGCGAGGAGTTACAGAAAAAAAGTTTAAGACAGCAGATAAAGCTAATCTTGTGCTTTCAACTGTTTATTTTGGATCTGTTGGTAATCGGATAGCACGCAAGTATGGAAAGCGAACAATAAACGAAATACGCTCGGCAAAAGCAAGAGGAATAACAGCAATAGAAACAGCAAAAAAGCCTTAGGTATAAATTTACTATAAATTGAAGGGAGGTATATTATGGCAATTACAACACGTATTAGAAATGCACTAAACGCATTTAGTAATTATAACAGGCCACTACCTGCTGATATTTCTAGTAATTTAGGGCCAAGTCAATATACTCGCATTGATAAACCAAGGTTGATGTTTTACAATGACCGTTCATTAGTAGCTTCAATTTACACGCGAATTAGTATTGATGTTGCCGGAATTGTTATTAGGCATGTTCAATTAGATTCTGATAATAGATACATAAGTGATGTTAATAGTGGTTTAAATGATTGTTTAACACTAGAGCCAAATATAGACCAAGGTCCACGCGCATTTAGACAAGATCTAATTATGACCTTGTTTGATAAAGGAACGGCAGCTATTGTCCCAATTGAAACAGATGCAGACCCAGCAACAACCTCAAACTTTGACATTTTGTCACTTAGGGTTGGCGAAATTATTACTTGGTACCCAAAACATGTTAGGGTTAGTGTATACAACGAAAACCTTGGCACAAGGCAAGAAATAGTTCTTGAAAAAAAGTTTGTTGCTATTGTTGAAAATCCTTTGTATGCAGTTATGAACGAAACTAACTCAACACTTCAGCGACTTATTCGTAAACTATATTTGTTAGACGCAGTTGACGAACAATCAAGTTCTGGTAAACTAGATTTAATTATTCAGTTGCCATACGTAATTAAATCAGAAGCACGCAGAGAACAAGCAGACAAGCGAAGGGCTGACATTGAGTTTCAACTTAAAGGTAGTCAATACGGCATTGCTTATACAGATGGCACCGAAAAGATAACTCAATTAAACCGTCCTGCAGAGAATAATCTTCTTGCGCAAGTTGAGTACTTAACTAATCAATTGTTTAACCAATTAGGTTTAACTCCTGAGGTTATGAATGGAACTGCAGACGAAAAGACAATGCTTGCATACTTTAATAGAACAGTAGAGCCAATCTTAGATGCTATTGTTGAAGCGGAGCAAAGAGCGTTTATTGGAACCAAACGGGTTAAGCAACAAGAGCGAATTAAGTACTTTCGCGATCCGTTTAAGCTTGTTCCAGTTTCTGTTCTTGCAGACGTTGCTGATAAGTTTGCACGCAATGAAGTGTTAACTAGTAATGAGATCCGAGGTTTCCTTGGTTTTAGCCCACATACTAATCCAAAAGCAGACCAGCTTATTAATAGTAACATGCCACAACAACCAGCTGCAACGCCAGACGTTCCAGCAACACCACCAGTTACACAATAACATAAAACAGAAAGGAGCGTCAAAATGGAAGCAGATTTTAGCGGTTACGCCACTAAAGCTGGACTAAAGTGCAGTGATGGCCGGACGATTATGCCGGATGCATTTAAGCATCAAGATACAATGAAAGTTCCATTGGTGTGGCAGCATGGTCATACTGATCCAGAAAACGTGCTGGGTCATGCTATTCTTGAAAATCGAGCCGATGGCGTTTACGCATATGGGTTCTTTAATGATTCTGTAAAAGCAGAACACACTCGTGGTTTACTCAGACATGGTGACATTAACATGTTGTCTATCTGGGCAAACCAATTAATTGAGCGTGGTGGTAGGGTACTTCATGGTGCAATTCGTGAAGTAAGCTTAGTACTCTCTGGCGCAAATCCAGGAGCAATTATTGACAACGTAAGTATTCGTCACTCAGATGGTGACATGATGCTTGATGATGAGGCAGTTATTTATACTGGCCTTGAACTAGAACACACAAGTACTAATCAAATGAAAGGCAATAGCACTATGACTATTGATACTAATATTTCACATGCTGCGCCAACGACAGTAGACGAAGATGTCACTGTTCAAGATGTCTATGACTCTTTGGATGACGTGCAAAAAGAAGTTGTTGGCTACATGATTGAAGCCGCACTTGAAGAGCAGGCTGGCGCAAAAATGGCGCAGAGCGGCATGAACAATGATACCATTATTGAAAAATTAGAAGAACTTAAGGAAGGTCTTACCATGAGCCACAACATTTTTGAGCAGGCCGGAGCCGGAAACGCTAAGGTTATTTCACACGCAGATGTCCAGAGTGTCATTGACGCTGCTAAGAAGGGCGGATCATTTGCCGATGCGGTTAACGAGTTTGCTCTCGTTCACAACATCTCAGATGTTTCAGTCTTGTTCCCAGACGCAAAGGCCGTGATGACGCAGCCAGAGTTGTTTGCTCGTCGCAACGGTTGGGTCACCAACCTGATGGATGGTACGCGCAAGACTCCATTCAGCCGCATTAAGAGTCTTTCGGCAGATTTAACTTATGAGCAGGCTCGCGCAAAGGGATACATTAAGGGTGCATTCAAGAAGGAAGAGTTCTTCCAGGTTGGAAAGCGCATTACTACCCCTACCACTGTGTACAAGAAGCAGAAGCTTGACCGTGATGATATGGTTGATATTACTGACTTTGATGTGGTTGCATGGCTTAAGGCCGAAATGCGTTTGATGCTTGACGAGGAAATTGCTAAGGCAGTTCTTATTGGCGATGGCCGCGATGTTGGCGACACCGATAAGATCAGCGAGTCAAACATTCGGCCAATTGCTACCGACAACGATATGTTTACTACTACCATTAACGTGGCCAATGCTGCTACTGCAACGGAAATTGTTGACGCAATCATTTTGAACCGTCGTCACTACCGTGGCACTGGACTCCCAACAATGTACTGCAGCGAGAGTATGATTTCTAAGTTTCTTACGATGCGGGTTTCTACCGGTCAGGCACTTTACAGCAATATTAATGAACTTGCTTCGGCTTTGCGTGTCGCTGAGATTATTGGTTGCGACGTTCTTGAAGACAGCCCAAAGATCTTGGCGGTTATTGTAAACCCAGCAGACTATGTCTTGGGTGCCGATAAGGGTGGTATGGTCTCAATGTTTGATAACTTTGACATTGACTACAACCAGCAGAAGTACTTGATTGAGACGCGGCTTTCCGGTGCGTTGGTAAAGCTTAAGTCGGCACTTGTAGTTAAGCGCCTTGATGCCGGTATTACTGTTGTTACGGCAAACGCCCCTACAATGAACCGTATTGCTGGTGATACAAACCAGTGGAAGATCACTATCCCAACGATCGTTACTGGTACTCAGTACAAGATTGCCACCCAGACCATTGCTGCTGACGGAACCGTAACTTATGTTGATACCGGTAGTGCACTTACTACTGGTGTACAGGCAAGTGCGCTTACTGCTGGACAGACTGTTTGGATTCAGGCTACTCCAACCGGTGCAACGTTTGCCCTTGCAACTAGTTCGGACGATCTCTGGCAGTTTAACCGCCCAGCATAATTTTAAATAGGAGTTAAGATGGCTAGGTTTTTTGGAAAAGTTGGTTATGCCAACTCACAAGAAAGCCCGATTGACTCTGGTATTTGGATTAATGTCATCACTGAGTATTCATATTTTGGCGACATAATCAAAAACACCAGAAGTTTAGATACGGTTGCGGATAAACTGGCTAAAGACATATCGGTAAATAACTCAATTAGTATTGTTGTTGATCAGTATGCCATCGAACACTTTTTTAAGATTGTTTATGTTGAATGGGCGGGGGTTTTATGGACTGTGACAGATGTCGAGGTTCAAAGCCCCCGCCTACTTCTACGCTTAGGGAGTGTTTACAATGGCCCAACGCCTACTACTCCATAGTACTTTAAAAACTATTTTAGGCAGCAATAACGTTTATTTTCAACCACCGGCAAGTATGAAATTAAGTTACCCTGCTATCATTTACAATAGGGACAATGACGAAATTGTACATGCCCAAAATAAAGTATATGACAGACGGATTAGATATCAGGTTACAGTCATAGATAAAAACCCGGATAGTGACATTCCAAACAATGTTGCTAAACTGGCGATGTGCAAATTCAACAGATTTTACACGAGTGACAATTTAAATCACGACGTGTTTAACATTTTCTTTTAAGGAGAA